AGCACCAACAAAAGCTGAAGGTTCATCTATTGCGTACGATAATGCGCAAGAGGCGTTCACAGCTCGCTACACACACGAAACCATCGCTATGGGTTTCGCCATCACTGAAGAAGCGATGGAAGATAACTTATACGATTCTTTGTCTTCACGTTACACAAAAGCTTTAGCTCGCGCTATGGCTTACACTAAGCAGGTTAAAGCTGCTTCATTGCTCAACACGGGCTTTGACACTTTCCAATCTGGTGATGGTGTAACATTGTTCAGTACTGCACATCCAACAGTTGGTGGCGGCACAAACTCTAACCGTCCAGCGGTTAGTGCTGACCTTAACGAGACTTCTCTTGAACAAGCGATTATCGACATCGCAGCGTACACAGACGAACGTGGCTTACTTATCGCAGCTCGCGCTAAAAAGCTAATCATCCCGTCTGCTCTACAGTTCGTAGCGACTCGTTTGTTGGAAACAACTCTACGTGTAGGTACAGCTGATAACGATATTAACGCTATCAGTTCAAACGGTGCAGTTCCTGAAGGATATGGCGTAAACCACTATCTTACAGACGCTGACGCTTGGTTCCTGACTACAGACATCCCTAACGGCATGAAGCATTTCGTACGTTCTGCGATGGCTACAGGAATGGATGGAGACTTCGACACTGGAAACGTGCGCTACAAAGCGCGTGAGCGTTACAGCTTCGGTGTTTCTGACCCATTAGGTATCTACGGATCACAAGGCGCGTAAGCTCCTAATACTTAAATTTAGAAGGCTCCGCTTCGGTGGGGCTTTCTTTTTGTGTAAAGGTGTTGTATGATCCCGTTAACGGGTACAACATTAGCTTTGTAGACAGGTCTATATACCCACCTGACGTTGCATAGACTACAAGGCGAATCCTTATGCAAAGGGTACTAAAATGGCATCGACTACATTTTCAGGTCCAGTGACTTCAACTGCTGGCTTTATTGGCGACATCGTCGTCCCAACTTACACCGTAGCAAACGCACCTTCAGCTTCAGCCGCTGGCGCAGGTACTGTTGTATTTGTTTCAAATGGCGCAGCAGGTTCTGCGATATTGGCTTTCTCTGACGGAACAAACTGGAAGCGTTCTGACACAGGCGGCACAATAGCAGCATCATAAGGGGGTACCTAATGAGTAGATTTGCACCTCCATCCGAAGAAGAACTAGCAGCCCGAGGAATTGGTACTGTTAAAGTTCGCGCACGAAAAAAAGATGGCACTCTTCAAGCAGATGACCCTTCTACACCTGATGTAAATGAGGCGTGGGAAGAAAAACCTGTTAAGAAACGTGGCCGTCCTGCAAAGAAAAAGGACTAGATTATGGCTGGTCAAGAAGTACGAGCTTATAACTTTGCGGTAGGCGATAGCGCCGCACTTGTAGGCCCATCACGCGGTAGACTGCAGGGGGTTCTAGTGAACGCCGCATCTGCAGCTGCTTTTACTATTCGTAGTGGGTCAGCTACTGGCCCTATTATATTACAGCTAACTCTACCTGTTGGTTGGAACGACGTATATATTCCAAATGACGGTATTTTAGCTGATAACGGTTGTTTTGTTTCTGCCTTCACAGGTTCAGGAAACAAAATGACATTGCTTATAGAGTAATATGGCTGCTAAGAAAAAAGGTACAATGAAAGGTCACACCATAAAAGGTGGTCAAAAACGCCCAACTAAATCTGGCGCGGGGATGACTAAAAAAGGTGTGGCCAAATATCGCCGGGATAACCCCGGCTCTAAACTAAAGACCGCCGTTACTGGTAAGGTTAAAAAAGGAAGTGCGGCGGCTAAACGACGTAAATCCTATTGTGCACGTTCTGCGGGACAGATGAAACAGTTCCCTAAAGCGGCCAAGAACCCTAACAGTAGATTGCGGCAAGCTAGAAAAAGGTGGAAATGTTGACATGATGGGACGTAGTTCTATGGGGAGCCAACTCTCCGGTGATCGAGTTAGAAAGATGGGCAAAGGTGGACGCACCTGTCCGTCGTGTGGCAAAGCTAACTGCGGATGCAACTACGGCGGTAGAGTTACTAAGATGGCCCCCGGAGGCAAAGTAACCCGCGGTGATGGCTGTTGTAGCAGAGGTAAAACTAAAGGGGTGATGCGCTAATGCCTGCTACACGAGGCACAAAAGCTATACCTCGTAGACCTGTAGCGGCTATGGCTAAGGGTGGTAAGGCCAAGAGTCGTGTGAACGAGGCTGGTAATTACACTAAACCCACAATGCGCAAGGCATTGTTCAACAAGATTAAAGCTGGTGGTAAAGGTGGTAAACCCGGACAATGGTCTGCACGTAAAGCTCAGATGCTTGCAAAACAGTATAAAGCTAAAGGTGGGGGCTACAAGAAGTGAAGAAGCCACAGAAAAGCCTGAAGGCTTGGACTAAGCAGAAATGGCGTACAAAGTCTGGTAAGCCATCGACGCAAGGGAAAAAGGCCACAGGTGAGCGGTATCTACCCGCTAAAGCTATAAAAGCTTTGTCATCTAAAGAATACGCTGCTACTACCAAGGCTAAACGAGCGGCTACTAAAAAAGGTAAACAGGTTTCTAAACAACCTAAAAAGATAGCCAAGAAGACGGCAAAGTATAGAAAGACTTAGATCATGGCAGTTGTTGTACCAGAGCTAAATGAATTATTTGAAGAGGCGTACGAACGTGCGGGACTTGAAATGCGTTCGGGGTATGACTTAAAAACCGCCCGTCGCAGCCTTAATATTATGACGCTAGAGTGGCAAAACCGAGGTTTGAACCTATTTACCATAGAGGCTGGAACCCTACCTCTTGTTGCGGGTACAGCGACTTATACATTGCCTTCTGATACTATTGACCTAATTGAACATCAACTTCGCACTGACGAAGGCACGGCGCAACAACTTGATTCGTATATTCAACGTATGAGTGTTTCTACATACTCACAGCAAGGGAATAAGAATACACAAGGGCGCCCATCTCAAATATACGTACAGCGCAATGCTACAGACGTGCAAGTTACTCTTTGGCCTGTACCGAATGATGCTACGACATATAAGTTGGCTTACTACCGCCTTAAAGGTATAGATGGGCTGGCAAGCGGTGTTGGAGGGGCTACTACTTCTATACCCCCTCGTTTTATTCCTGCTCTTGTGTCTGGTTTGGCATACTATGTCGCTATGAAAAAACCCGAAGTCGCAGAAAGAGTTGGCCCTTTAAAACAAGAGTACGAAGAGCAATTCCTTAGAGCTGCAGATCAAGATCAAGATAGGTCTACCCTTCGTATAGTGCCGTTTAGAGGAGCTATGTAATGCCCGGTTACGCTAGTGGTAAACACGCATACGGTATATGTGACCGGACTGGGTTTCGCTACAAGCTGGAAGACCTTATATATGAGGTTCAACATGGAGTACGTACAGGGCTACGTGTGGGCAAGGATGTGTTTGATCCTGATCAACCACAGAACTTTCTTGGGGATGTTAACACAGCAGACCCGCAATCTTTACTTAACCCACGCCCAGATGTTAATCCGGGAAGAGGTTTATTTGGCTGGAATCCTATTTGGAACCCGGCTCAATATATGGTAGGCTCTGTAGGAAGCGTTACCATAGCAACAACAGATGGAGACTAATATGCAGACCCCTAAACTTAGACCAAAAAACTTAAAAAAGAAAAAGAAGAAGGGTGGCGCACCTGCCAACTCTCCAACACCTAAACCTCGTCCAAGAAACCTAGCTACTAAGAAGGAAAAGGATGCGTTGGATAGTGGTTTCCGTATTCAAGAAATGGAAGGCCGCGAAAGAGAAGTTATGAAAATGGCTTACGGCGGTAAAGTTAAGAAAATGGGCATGGGCGGCGGCATGGTCCGCAAATGCCGTGGTATGGGTAAGGCTACGCAAGGCGGTAACTATAGTAAGATGGGGTAAGTTCTGATGAACTACACAGAGCTGGTTGCAGCGATAAAAGATTATACACAGAATGAGGAGACGAGCTTCGTCTCTAACATTCCTACGTTCGTTAGGCAGTCAGAAGAACGCCTTAACCGATCTATTATGGTGCCTGAACTACGTAAAAATGCTACAGCACTTACTACTAATGGTAATATATATTTATCGCGGCCAGAAGATTTCATCTCTGTGTTTTCTTTGTCTGTCGTAGATTCGTCTGGGGATTATTCGTTCCTTATAGACAAAGACGTTAACTTTATTCGTGAAGCCTACCCTTCAACAAGCACTTCTGGACTACCTAAGTACTACGCACAGTTTGACGGGGATTATGAAGGAGAGCAAGGTAACTTTATTCTTGGCCCAACACCTGACAATAACTACACAGTAGAATTACACTACTATTACGACCCAGCTTCAATCGTTACCGCAGGAACATCTTGGTATGGCGATAACGCCGAATCTGCCCTGCTTTATGGTTCTTTGATTGAGGCATACACATACATGAAGGGTGAGACCGACCTCATCCAATTATATACTACTCGTTACGACGAAGCTCTTGGACAGCTTACCGGGGTTCAAATACGTAGCTCGACAGACGAGTACAGAGATGGGAGACTTTGATGCAAGTTGAAATGGATTTTGGCTTTGACGCCATAAAAGTACACACCGCTAACAAAGGGGGGCATAGTCCTGATTCTGTAGCGGAAATGTGTGTAGACAAGCTAATGAGCGTGTCTGCTTCGGCCCCGCCCGAGATACGAATGCAAGCAGAGGCGTACAAATCGCAGATGTTGCAAATTATCGCGCATTATATTAAAGTAGCGGTCAAGGAAGATCGCGCAACAACATGCGTAAAACTACAAGAGGCTGGGTTTCCTGACCTCGCAACCCAACTTAGGAGACTTTAAATGGCCTTTTCAGGTAACTTCATGTGTACATCGTTCAAGAAAGAACTTCTTCAAGGTAAACACAACTTCACTGCCTCTTCAGGCAATGCGTTCAAACTTGCTCTATATACAAATAGCGCATCTTTCACCCAAGCGACTACCGCATACACTTCTAGTAACGAAGTAAGTAACTCAGGTAGTTATTCTGCTGGAGGCGGCGCGCTTACAAATGTGACACCTACTTCTTCAGGTACGACAGCGTTGACAGACTTCGCTGATCTTGCGTTTACATCAGCTACAATTACGGCTCGTGGGGCGTTAATCTATAACAGCACAACTGCAGGTGATCCTACAGTCGCAGTTCTGGACTTTGGAGCAGACAAAACTTCTACAACTGGTACGTTTACTATCCAGTTCCCAGCAGCGGACGCTTCGAACGCTATTATTCGAATCGCTTAAAAATAAAGGGGTTGCCCTATGGCCTTAATCGTCGCCGATCGCGTACAAGAAACTACTAACTCTACGGGTACAGGGGCTTACACTCTGGGAGGTGCGGTACCGGGCTTCCAAACATTTGCTTCCGAGGTATCTAACGCTGA